CAGGCTTTGTGTATGCAAGTTCAATGGTTGTTGCTATGAAGAAACTTAAACTTAAAGTAGATGCAGACGGCAACAAAACATCACAAGTACATGGTATTAGAGCAGCGTGTAAGGTAATGAAAACACGCTACAACAAACCGTTTGAAAGTGTGCAAGTTGAAATTCCATATGAAACAGGCATGGATCCATATTCAGGTATGTTTGACTTGATGGATGCAAAAGGCTTGTTGGAAAAGAAAGGTAATCGTTATGAATACATTACCAGTGATGGTGAAGTAATCATTGAATTCCGCAAGCGTTGGACAGGAGATCTACTTGACAAAGTTATGGCAGATTTACCAGCTAAAGAAGCACAAGTTGCAGCCGAAGAAGCAGAAGCTGAACGTGCGGCACGGTTAGCTGAATTAGCTGAATTAGATGCCGAATTGGTAAATACCGATGATAACTTAGTTAAGGAAATTGCTGAAAATGAATGAAGAGTTTGTCGCTGATTTATGGGACTTGTTTAAAGAATACTTAGATAAAAAGCATATTGAAATGGCAGCTGAAAAGTATGTCGACGCACTTATTGATTACGGTATGGATGACGTACAACTCAAAGGTATAATGGGCGTAGATAAAACTTTAGATGCTGCTATTGAATATTACTTAGAAATGGATCAAGACGATTACGAAGATGAGTGGGATAACTAATGGCATGGTACAGTCGAGTAAGCAGAGATATTACGCAAATTCCAGCAGCAATACAACATTTTGAAACTGAACTAGTAAACGCAAGAGTCGAGTGCAAGTTAACTGGAAATGTTGAAAAAGCTGCGGCAGCAATGCCAGGTATTGTTGAATATCGGTTTAATCAACTGCAAGAAATTGAAGCTATCCTAAACTACTTAAATATCGAGCTACGTAAATTGCGTAGCTCGTACTTTAAAAAATATCTTGAAAACTATCAACGAGCTCTGTCAAGCCGTGACGTTGAAAAATACGTAGACGGCGAGGCAGACGTTGTTGACTATGAAAAGATTATTAATGAGTTTGCTCTGCTACGCAATAAGTGGCTAGGTGTACTTAAAGCACTTGATCAGAAACAGTGGCAAATAACTAATGTTGTAAAACTTAGAGTAGCGGGCATGGAAGATGCAACACTCTAAATTATTGTTAACTGGACACAAAGGATTTATAGGCAGTCATTATCACAACTATATTAAAGATAGATACGAAGAAATTTATCCTTATGATAAACAGAACGGCGTTGCAGATAATCTAAGTAATATTACAGTAGCTAGAAATGCACCAGAGTGTGATGTTGTTGTTCATCTTGCAGCAACTAATGGTACACGATTGTTTTACGAACAGCCTACTGATGTATTAATAAACAATACATTGCCTACAATAAACTTGATAGAACGTTATCGAGATACAAATACAAAATTTGTTTTTGCTAGTACGTGCGAAATATTTAATGGAGCAATTGATGCAGGTTATTACCATGTGCCAACTGATGAACAAGTACCGGTTGTGTTTGACAACATTAAAAATCCAAGATGGAGTTATAGCATTCCGAAAGCTCTCGGTGAAAACTTAGTTGCAAACAGTGGACTTGAATATCTTATTTTACGTTATTTTAATATTTACGGACCAGGACAAAAAGACCATTTTATTAGCGAGTTTGTAGAACGTTGTAAATTAGGCGAGTATTATATTAAAGGCAATGATACACGTAGTTTTTGCTATGTAGATGATGCTGTACGTATGACAGATATGCTAGTAAAAGATCATAGTAATCTAACTGTAAATGTAGGCAACGATATTGAAGTACCTATTGCAACAGTTGCTAAATTAATTATGGGATACATGGGTATTAATCCAGATAGACTTGAAGTGCGTTCTGGACCTATAGGCAGTGCAACACGCAGATGTCCTGACACAACACTAGTACAAACACTTACCGGATTCAATGATTATACACCATTAGAAGTAGGACTCAAAAAAACAGTTGAAAGTTTATTATGCGAATCGGTATAATTGGTGTTGGAAATGTAGGCAAAGCAAATGTAAAAGGTTTTGAAAAACTAGGACATACTGTTCTAGAACACGATATTAAATTTAATACTAAAATACAAGATATACTAGATACTGAAATTATTTTTATTTGTACACACGAAGATCATGTAGAAAATATTGTAAAAGATTTATTTCTATACAATTACAAAGGTGTAGTTGCAATTCGTAGTACAATTTTGCCAGGAACAACAGATAAATTATTAAAGAAAAATAATTTAGATATTTGTTTTGTACCAGAATTTTTAAGACAAGATTATGCAGACGCAGATTTTGAAGATTGTAAATTGCTTGCAATAGGCACATACAATTTAGCAGTTGCTCGTACAGTCACAGATGCATTTAAGACATTACCAAAATCTGTTGAATATATGTTGCCTGCAGAAGCAGAAATACTAAAACTATATAATAATTCATATGCTAGTTTACGTATTGTATTTGCTAATATGATGTACGACCTTGCAAACAAATATAATGCAAATTATGATATAATAAAAAATGCATATGTTAAAACAGAAAAAACCAGCGGACAGTATTTAAATGTCAGCAAAAACTTACGTGGGTATAGTGGTGCTTGTTTGCCCAAAGATACACTAGCACTTATGAACTTGATAGATAGTTTAGAATTAGACTATAATTTAATTAAATCAGTACATACAGACAACACAAAACTTCCAAAAAATTAAACAGTGTAAAGTGCGCATATAAATACTGTATGAAAACAGTATTAGTCACAGGCGGCTTTGATCCGCTTCACTCCGGACACATTGAATATTTTAAAGCAGCACGAGAACTAGGTGATAAATTAGTAGTAGGACTAAACAGCGATACATGGCTTGCAAATAAAAAAGGTCGTGCATTTATGCCATTTGGAGAACGTGCAAATATTATTAAACATCTTGAAATGGTTGACGATGTTATAATGGTCGAAGACGACGAAACTGGCGGTACAACAAAAGCTATAGGATTAGTACTTGCAACACATATCGGCAAATTAATTGTTGCCAATGGCGGCGACAGAGTTGATGGCGAAATACCCGAACAAGCATTATACGGAGACCATAAAGATGTGGAGTTTGTGTTTGGAGTTGGCGGCAAAAATAAAGCCAATAGTAGCAGTTGGATACTAGACGAATGGAAAACACAAAAGACAGAACGTGATTGGGGGTACTGGCGTGTGCTAGATGATGCACCAGACAAAGGTTATAAAGTAAAAGAGCTTGTAATATACCCAGGCAAAAGTTTAAGTGATCAAAAACATTTTGAACGTTCGGAAGAATGGAATGTACTAGAAGGTATAGTTAAAATGGACACTGAATGGAATAGCATACAAAGTAGCATACTATTACAACAGCAAAGTAGAACTTTTAATATTGGCAAAGAAGTTTGGCATAAAGCCAGCAATCCAGGTGACACAAATGCACATATACTAGAAGTGCAGTGGGGCGTGTGCTACGAAGAAGATATAGAAAGAAGAGATTAATGAAAGTATTTGTAGGATACGATCCAAGAGAAGATATTGCTTATCAAGTATGTAAGCATAGCATTTTAAATAAACAACCAAACGCTGATGTTCGAGCATTAAAGCAACAGGAATTGCGTGACGCAGGATGGTACAATCGTCCTATTGATAAACTAGCAAGTACTGAATTTACCTTTACACGCTTTCTTGTGCCAGAGCTTGCTAACTTCAAAGGATGGGCAGTGTTTATGGATTGCGATATGATCCTTACCACAGACATTAAAGAACTGTTTGATCAAGCAGACGACAAGTATGCTGTTATGTGTGTGCAACATGATTACACACCTAAGGAAGGCATGAAGATGGATGGACAAAAGCAAACTATCTATCCACGTAAGAACTGGTCAAGTGTGATGTTAATTAACTGTGCGCATCCTAGTAATGCAAGACTTACACAGGACATGGTAAATGATACAGAACTCAATGGTGCATACTTCCATAGATTTAGTTGGTTAAAAGATGAGGAAGTTGGGGAACTAGATCACACATGGAACTACTTAGTAGGTGTATATGACGACATCAAAAAACCAAAACTAATACACTACACAGAAGGCGGACCTTGGTTTGAAAACTATAGAGATTGTGACTTTCATGCAGAATGGAAAACAGAGTTATTTGACATGATGGAAAATGAGGTATAATATACATGGCTAAAGTAGCATCAATTGATAGCTCAGGCGGTAACAACTATGCAAAAAAAGGACATGATTACGATCCCTACTTGCGAAGTTTTATGATTGGTGTGGGCGGCGAAGAATCTAATTGGGAAACTGAAGAACAAACAGACAGTACCTTAATTATTAGAGGTCTTGGCGGAGGAAGTCAAAAAGCTATTAAACGATGCTGGAGTGAAGGTAGACCGTTCTATGCAATCGATACTGGTTACTTTGGAAATGGAAAGCATAAAACTTGGCACCGTATAACGTACAATGCATTACAAAATATGGAATCAATTATTTCGCGTGATAGCGATAGACTAGAATTACAGTTGCAAAAAACATGGAAAGAACTATGGACACCGTTTACTTCTGGTAGAAAAATACTTGTTTGCCCACCTAGTGATAAAGTAATGAATATGTTTAATCAAGGTACAGCAAAAGAATGGACAGAAAAATTAGTTGAACAATTAAAAACTAAAACTGATCGTCCAATTGAAATACGCATGAAGCCAATACGTAGCGAACGTATTAGTACTAAGAGTATAGAAGATGCTCTTAGAGATGATGTACATTGTTTAGTAACTTACAATAGTATTGCTGCTACAGAAGCATTAATGTGTGGTAAACCTGCTATTACTTTAGGTCCAAATGCTGCGCAACTTATATGCGAAACTGACTTAGATAATATAGAAAATCCTAAGATACCGACTAAAGAAGAAATGAGAAGCTTCCTTACACATTTGTCATATGCACAATTTACACAACATGAAATGGAAGATGGCACTGCTTGGAAAATACTTCAGGAAGGAAGACAATGACTATAAAGGTAGCTTCGTATTTAATGGGCATACCTCCAGGAAATACAAATCCTGAGAAGCCTCAAATTATTGTAAACTTTATTGAAGGTGTATGGGCTGCTGGAGACAAAGGAGAAATTGTTTGTGATTACAATCCTGTAGAATGTGATGTAGCTGTTGTACAAGGATTTGTTCATCCTGGTAGTAAAATAGCAAAACATTTAACATTACGAAAATCTGTATTTGAAAAACAAAATAGAGAAAATGGACGTAGTATGATTGTTGATGCGAACTTATTCTTAGCATACGATCATAATAATTCAAAAAAATATCTAAGATATAGTTACGATGGTGTGTTTCCTACTACAGGAGAATATTGCAATGATAATCCGGATCCTGCACGTTGGGAAAAAATTAGTAGAGACATAGGGTTTACTTTAAAACAGCATAAAAAAGGCGCAGGCAAATATATTTTAATATGTTGTCAGCGTAACGGAGGGTGGAGTATGGATGGCAAACATATTATGCCTTGGCTTGTAAAAAATATTCAGCTACTTAGAAAGTATACTGATAGACACATAATGGTACGCTTTCATCCAGGCGACAAGGATAAATTACAGCATATAAGAGCATTACAAAGATATAGACTGCCTGGAGTAACACCTAGTACATCAGAACACTTACTACAAGATATGCAACAGGCGTATGCTGTTATAAGCCATAACAGTAGTCCGGGAGTTGTTGCTGCTATAGAAGGTGTACCACTATTTGTAACTGATCCGGAGCGCAGTCAAGCTGCAATGGTATCTCAAAAAACTCTTGCTGAAATAGAAGATCCAAAAGAACTTGATAGAGAACTTTGGATACAACGCATGGCACAGATGCATTGGTCATTGGATGAATTAAAAGACGGAACAGCATGGAGGCATTTACGTAAATGGGCAATCAAGTAACAGTACTAACTACGTTTCATCAACCAGGACTAGAAACATACGGACAGCGATTCTTAGATAGTTTTGCAGAACGTGTTGACAATAGAATTAAACTGTTAGTGTATGCAGAAGACTGTACTCCTGTAAATCCTAACCCAGAGCAAATTACAATTTTAGATGCAAAAGAATCATTGCCTAAACTTGTAGCATTTAAAGAACGCTGGGGCAATGTACCTAAGGCAAATGGCAAGCCCCCGCCTGATATTGTTGCACGTAGACCACGCGATCATCACAAAGAATTTAAGTGGGATGCTGTACGCTTTGCTAATAAAACTTATGCTGTGTATGACGCTGTACAACGCTCTAAGGACTGGTGTGTGTGGATGGATGCCGATACCTTTGTACACAGTGATTGGACATACAAACAGTTTATGAGTTTGCTTCCTAACAATGCTTGGATCACATATGTTGGCAGAGGTAAAGGATCACAGACATGGCCAGAGTGCGGTTTCTACGGATTAAATTTAAATCATCCTGTGTGTCACGAGTTTTTAAAAGAATTTGAGCGCATGTACGAAGATGCAGACAATGGAATGTTCTTGTTGGAAGAATGGCACGATAGCTTTGTGTTTGGACATATACTTAATAATATGAAATCAGACTTTCCAACAGCACACGACTACAGTGAAAATATTTACGTGCAAACTGCTAAGACTGGCGGCGGAGGACATCCTCTAATTAACGGCCCGTTAGGACAATGGATTGATCATATGAAAGGCGGACGTAAAGACAAAGGAAAAAGTCTTCCTAAAGATTTAATGAACAACAGAACAGAAGCATATTGGAATGAAGTTTAGTTTATGGAAAGAATATGGCGCACTTAATAGTGGACCGGTGTTTGATGCTTTTGCAACTAGTCTGCTGGATGCTGGCCATAACGTTGTTTATAACGATAACACTGCCGACATTGATGTTATTTGGAGTGTTCTTTTCCATGGCCGCATGGCTCGAAACAAAGCTATCTGGGAAAACAAAAAGCCTACTATAGTCCTTGAAGTTGGAGGAATAAATAGAGGTGTAACTTGGAAAGTAGGGCTTAATGGAATTAATAGGGATGGTTTTTTTAGTCCCGGTGATTTTTGTGATAATCGTAGCAATGATCTTGGGCTATTTCTAAAACCTTGGCGCACTAACGGCGAATACATTTTAATTGCAGGACAACATGACAAAAGTCTGCAATGGCAAAATATGCCACCTATGAGCAATTGGTTCTTAAATACATATGACGAAATACGCAAACACACAGATCGTCCTATAATATTTAGACCACATCCACGCTGTAGACTAGAACATATAGAACGCGGACTTAGACACGTAACAAGACAGGAGCCCAAACATGTTAGCGGTACTTATGACGATTTTGACATGGGATTTAATAATATACATTGTACTATCAGTTATAGTAGCAACCCTGGCGTACATAGTGTTATCGAAGGCGTGCCAGCTTTTGTTAGCCCTAGTAGTCTTGCTTATGATGTAGGCAACGACATAGACTTCTTGCACGATATCGAACAACCACTAATGCCCGATAGGCAACAATGGTTAAATGATTATGCACATACAGAATATACAATTGAAGAAATATCACAAGGTTTACCTTTAAAAAACTTGACATCTGAGTTATTCTAAGTTATAATTAACGTATGATTAAAACTTTATTGAACATAGAAGATTGTCTTGAAGCCGCCTCGGGCCTTCATAACAATAATTTTATCACTATAGATAATAGTGACAAGACTATTATGCATAGTATTGCTAGACAAGTGTTCAAAGGTACTGCACTTACTGATAAACAGTTTGCATTAATGCAAGAGAAACTAGTAAAGTACAAAGATCAATTTGAAAATTTAGATTGTGATTTTGAATTTATTATTACTCAACTTAGACAGCCCTTGCGTCAAATTGATAGAAGCAAATATATAAAAGTAATTGATGATGAAATAAAAGTACGTTTTCCATTTAAAAAATCTTTAATTATTTGTGTCAATGCAATATCAAATCAGGCCACGTTCTACAGACACGATAAAGGATCACATTCACACTATTTTACTCTTAACGATCGTAATATAGATCTTGTACTTGGTCAATTTATTGATAAAAACTTTGATATAGATAAAAATTTAATATCTAGGTATAACGAAATACAAACAATTAAGAAAGACAAATTTTCTTATTTGCCATATTTTGACGGACATGATCTACATAACTGTCCAAAGAATATGATAACAAATTTAAAAAATGAAATAGGTGACATATCTTCTGATAACTTTTTAAAAGTTGCTGATAGAAGATTACGGCATAGTTATTTTATGAATCTACCGCAGCCTATTACACTAACGGATAATATAGCGTTTAGATCAAAAAAAATGTTTCATAGCTCTCCAAAGGATAATCCATTAGTTACTGTTTTATTAAGCTTATACGAACTTGATAAATTTCCGTTAATTATTCCAATTGAAGATAATAATGCCTTGGATCAACTATACCAAATTCAAACTGTATTAAGAGATATAGTGCCTGCCAATTTACAATCTGTATTGTTTAGGCAAGAAGGTAATACCGATTTTAATAATTATATAAAAGAAAAGAATTTAAACAATTGGGTTGACAAGAACACAAAAATAGTGTATATTAGTACAATGAAAGTTCCTAAAATTTTAATTTCTCATAATGAATGGAATCCCGTGGCTTCATTTAGTTTTACTAGTACTTTGTCAAAAGAAGTAAACACTTATATTGAACACTTTACAGATCTTGTTTTATTTCATGAAGAGATGATTAGTCCGTTTAGACTAAGAGGTTATTCGTATGGCAGGTAGTTGCAGACTGATTATTGAAGATGAGGTTAACATAAAATTAGAAGGATTAGATGTTGACGTACGAAGGAAGCTTGCGAATGCTCTCAAGTTTGAAGTGCCTTACGCAAGATACATGCCACAATATAAACTTGGTCGTTGGGACGGAAAGGTTGCTTTTTTTGGCATTGGCGGTACTGGCTACGTTAATCATCTTAATGTTGTTAGCGAAGTACTACAAAAAAATAATGTACAAATAGTTGACATTGAAGATAAGCGTCATCCGATTAAATTAGAATTTAAACCAGTTACAGAAACATACTGGAAAGATCAAGGCGTTGTATGGCCCAAGGGTCATCCAGCAGAAGGCGAAGATATTATTCTTCGTGATTATCAAGTTGAAGCAATCAACAACTTTATTGCTAATCCACAGAGTCTCCAGCAAATTGCTACAGGCGCAGGCAAAACAATTACAACAGCTACGTTATCACATCTCAGTGAACCTTACGGGCGTAGCATTGTAATTGTGCCTAATAAGTCCTTGGTTGAGCAAACAGAAGAAGACTATATTAACTGTGGATTAGACGTAGGGGTGTACTTCGGCGACAGAAAGCAACTAGGTAAGACTCACACTATTTGCACTTGGCAGAGTTTGAATATACTCGACAAGAAGCACAAGGACGGCGCGGCAGTACTTTCGCTCGCTGAGTTCTTAGAAGGTGTGAGCACTATTATTGTCGACGAAGTACACATGGCGAAAGCAGAAGTTCTTAAGAACTTGCTTACTCGCAACCTACGTAACGCTCCGATCCGATGGGGTCTAACTGGCACAGTGCCTAGAGAGAAGTTTGAATTTGAAAGTATTCATGCTAGTCTTGGTCCAGTTATAGGGCAAATTAGTGCAAAAGAATTACAAGATAAAGGTGTGTTATCAGAATGTCATGTTAATGTAGTACAATTAATTGACACAGTAGCGCATAGTAGTTATCAAGAAGAATTAAAATATTTAACATCTAATCAACTAAGATTAGAATACATAGGCAAGTTACTAACAACAATTAAAGATTCGGGGAATACACTTATACTTGTGGATAGAATTAGTGCAGGCGAAATGCTTGCAGAACTAATACCAGGAAGCACATTCGTAAACGGAAGTGTTAAAGTGAAGGATCGAAAAGAAACATACGACACAATCCGTGATAGCAATAATGAAGTTATTATTGCAACTTACGGAGTTGCTGCTGTGGGTCTTAACATTCCTCGTATTTTTAATCTTGTTCTTATTGAACCGGGCAAAAGTTTTGTTCGCGTTATTCAATCTATTGGTAGAGGCGTAAGAAAGGCAAAAGACAAAGACTTCGTGCAAATATGGGATCTTACATCAACATGTAAGTATGCGAAGCGACATCTAACTCAGCGTAAGAAATTTTACAAAGAAGCAGAGTATCCCTTTACTATTGAAAAAGTGGATTGGAATTAAATGAGAATATTAACATTAGAAGATAAGTCCTTTAGTTTAGAAGACTTACCAGAACAAATAGACGACGATGTAAGATTTGCAGTTTTAGATAACTCAGATCCAAAAGAACCAGATTTTTTCTTTGTGCCTTTAATTTTCCTAGAATCATTTAGCTCGCCAGCTATGGTATTAGAAATTGCAGGACAAGAAATTACTATGCCAGTAGATTGGCATATTGCTGTAGGTGATTCGTCAGTGGGTGCTGACTTAGAAATACTACCATTAACTAGTATTAATGATAGAGGATTTGAAGCGTTTCTTTTCAACCCGTTAAGTAGTTACAAATTAGAATATGGAGATATTAAAATAACTAATTTTTACACAGATGTAAAATGGTATTTTCCTAAAATGAAAAACGGACAATTACTAAGTGTGCCAATAACACAAGGAGATAAACCGTTGTGTGCATTTTTTGTTAAGGACATTAGCAGACAGTGTGAAATTATAGATTATTCGTTATTGTTTTAAAATGTTAGAAAATAGATTCCATAGGTACTTAAACTTACCATTTGAAATAGCCAAGCATAGTATGTTTGACGAATTTCCTGATCAAATGAAACATTTTGATATTAACGAATATCGTGATAAAAATATAGACAAATGGTTAAGTAGTTTAGGTTTAGAAGTAAGACATACAGAAGTGTTTTACACTCCGCCAAACAACGGCGCATTGCCAATACATTGCGACGATGAAACATTTACAGACCATGTAAAAATTAATGTTACATGGGGGCCACCTGAGGGTGTTATGCGATGGTGGACATCTGATGTAACAGAAGCTTATACTGATATTGAAGATGTAAAGGCAAACTACAAAGGAGTAAACGCAGATGACGCAGATCAATTCTCTGAAAGACAACATACTAATGTACTTGCAGAAGAGAAAGACTGTACATTAGTTTATGAGAAAAATACCAATCGACCTAGTCTAGTTAATGTAGGATTACTACATAGTACATTTAATCCTACAGATCAAGGCAGATGGACGTTATGTTTTGTACCCGGTATACCTAACGGTCACGGATGTATATATTGGGACGAAGCGCAGGAATATTTTAAAAACTACATTGAACAGGAAGGAAAATGGACTGGTTAAGCATATTTAAATCGAAAAAAGAAACAGAGGTAAAACAAGAAACAATTGTAATTGACATGATGAAGGATGATGTAGATCCTAATGAACTTACAATTGAAAATGCATACAAGACAAGATGGATATGGTACCACACAATTTTAGCAATTGAAATAGCTTTTACTAATGTGCTTTTAATTGCAATACTTGCAGTCCTTGCATTTAAGTTATAAAGGAGTAATAAAATGAAAGCAGGAAAGATTTGGGGTCAAACAGAATTGATCCATGCTAACGGTGTATTAGAGTTTCACCGCATCGAATACAAAGCAGGATATAAATGTTCTGAACATGAGCACCAATACAAATGGAATGGATTTTTTGTTGAATCAGGTAAGATGATTGTTCGTGTTTGGCAAGACGATCAAGGGTTGCTTGATGAAACTATTCTTGAAGCAGGAGACTTTACACAAGTTAAGCCCGGCAAGATCCATCAGTTCGAAGGACTAGAAGACGGTGTTGCTTTTGAATTATATTGGGCGGAGTTTAATCACGATGATATTGTAAGACGTACAAGTGGTACAGAAGTATAATGTTTGCGGCATTAGAAGAAAAGGCATTAAATTTAATAAAAAGTAAGTTTCGTGTAGAAACTGAATTGATTGACAAGGACGACGAACTGTCGTTGGTAGTAAACAGTATATTTGATAACAAGATAATTACATCACATAAACAAGACTTACTACCATTACTTGACGCTTTTAAAAAGAGGTTAGATGTTAGCTAAAATATATTCGTTTTGGAATATAAAATCAGACAATATATACAGTAACGAGTTTACAGGATATGAATCGTTATATAGTGAGTTTGATAATTTTACAAACGAAACATATAAGAATGATCCTCAAGGAACTATTGATGCAGTATTTAATTTATATCGTAGTATCAATTTAGTTCCGATTACCTATTATACTGAACAAGGTATAATTAATGCTATAAAGTCTTTTCGTAATAGCTCTTACAATAGTGTACAAGACGGAAAGATAGGTTTAGGTAATAACAAAGGCCAAACAATTAATAGATTTTTATTTCCTAACATGATGACAGCAGAACCTAAGGGCAGAGGGTCAAATAGTCTTAAAGATAGATTTTATGATGATGCAAAACTTCGCAGAGCAATTCGTATTTGCTTTGAATTTAGAGACGGCAATAATCTTGTTTACCCTACTGCTATTAGACGAGCACTTGAATTAGTTACGGGAGAAAATATTCAAAACTTTAAAGCTCAAAATGCTCGTGCAATAGTTGAGCATTGTTGTCCTGTGCTATGGGGTCGTGTTTATGATTATAGTTGTGGATACGGCGGACGCTTACTTGGTATTACAAGCAGCAATCTTCAACTTAATTATGTTGGTGTTGACCCTAATACAGAAACAGTTGAAAACTTAAAACTGCTGAATAACTTTATTGAACAAGCGGGCGGAAGACGCGGAGAAATACATCAAAGCGTGAGCGAGGAGTTTGTGCCTGAAGATATCGATTGTGCATTTAGTAGCCCGCCTTACTTTAACTTAGAAAAGTACTCTGATGAACCTACTCAGTGTATGAATCAATTTGATAGTTTAGACAATTGGTTTGATGGCTATGTAACACCTACAATGCAGAACATACATAAGGGCTTAAATAATGACGGTATATTTGCAACAAACATTGCTGACTATAAAACACCAAAGGAAGAATTCAAAGTAGTGGATCGCTGGATCGAAACAGCAAAAAAAATAGGATTTAAGCATACACAAACAGTAAAGATGATGTTAAACACTAGGCCCGGAGTAGGCAACGGAAAACAAGATGGTTTTGAAAAATTCGAAGGCATTTATATTTTTACAAAAAGGAAATGATTATGGCTAAGATGATTCCCGGACAAGCGTTAATATATGAAAGAGCAAACGGAGTAGTTTATGCTAGATATAGAGATGCACCGTGGAATATAATGCCAAGGTGGGCGATTGGCGGCGACCCGGGAGCACTAGCTAGAGAACAAGGGGATCTATTAGATTACGGTGAATGGAAAGAGTTGTGTGAAATCGCAAGTACAAATCCAACACTAATGAAACAAATGGATAAGTTAATTACAACTTATTATATAATTAAGGATAGCAAATGAAACATGAAAATTGGGATATAGGCGGTGATGTTGTTAAAGAAGATGATCGGTATGTTGTAAAAGATAACACACTATTAAAAAACTTAATTGTAAGTAGTACAATGTTAGCAGCTAAAAAGAGTACAACAGGTCATAGACACGCTGGACAAGAAGAAGTTTATATTTTTGTTAGTGGTAGTGGACAAATGGAACTTGATCATAGAATAATTGATGTAACAGCAGGCGATACTGTACTGATTGAAGATAATGTATTTCACAAAGTACACAACAATACAGACGTTGGATTAAAATTTATTTGTGTATTTGACGGAGGGAGAAACCATTGAGAATTATAGCAGGACCATGTCAACATGAAGGACTAGCACAGAGCTCAGAAATTGCTAAAGAGTGTAAACGTGTGTGCGACAAGTATGGCATTGACTATTACTTTAAAGCAAGTTATGACAAAGCTAATCGTAGTAGTTTACAAGGAGAGCGCGGTGTTGGAATAAATGCAACACTCAACGACTTCTTAGCACTAAAGGATACGTTAGGTGTAAAGACACTAACTGATGTGCATGATCATGTGCAGGTTGCACGTATTGAAAGAGAATTTAAATATGCAGTTGATGTGTATCAGATACCTGCATTTTTGTGTAGACAGACTGACTTAATTAAAGCTGTATGTGCTACAGATAAAATAGTAAATATAAAGAAAGGCCAGTTCCTTGCGCCGTGGGACATGAAAGGTATACTGTCAAAGACAGAAGGTGCCAAAGAAGTTTGGATAACAGAGAGAGGAACAAGTTTTGGATACAATACCCTGGTTGTTGACTTTACTGGCTTGGACTACATGCTTAGTAATTATAATACCCCTGTGGTTCTTGATGCCACGCACTCAGTACAGAAGCCAGGCGGCCTCGGAAGCAGTAGCGGCGGCGATAGGAATTTCGTTCCTGGTTTATGTAGGGCAGGTAGTGCTTTGGGGATTAGGAATTTCTTTATAGAAGTACATGCTGATCCAGACAATGCACCTAGTGACGGACCTAATATGCTTAAACTATCTGACTTTGAACAGGTAGTAAAAGATATTGTAGCAGTAAATTATGAAAGACCAATTAAATGAGTATGAACCACGATGCAAAGCCTAAGGACGAAGAACTAGAACGTATGAAGGCAGAGTTTCTTGCCAAAGGTGGAGAAATTACTGTAGGCAAAACCAAAGCAATGCCTAATGAGCTTGGTATTAGTAACAATAGTTGGAACAACAAATTAACCAAAGCAGAAAAAGATTCGAAGGCAGGCAAATGAAAACAGCAATACTGATACCAGCACGTTACGGTAGCACACGATTCCCTGGAAAGCCTTTGGCTATGTTGGACAGCGTTCCTATGATAAAACGTGTGTATGACGCTTGTACAGCGTCTAAGATACCAACGTATGTGCTCACCGACGACATGCGAATATACGAACTGTTTGGCCCTAACAAGTGTTGGATTGATCAAACAGATTATGAAAACGGTACAGAACGATGTGCAGGCGCAGTCAAGAATGACTTCTTTAGTCATTACGATCAGTTTATAAATGTACAAGGCGACATGCCTGATGTAACTGTTGAGATAATTCAACAAGTTCTTTGGCACCTAAAAAACTATTCCGTAACGACAGTGTTTACAAATATGCCTGAAGATAAACAGAATGATCCAAACTCAGTTAAGATGGTACGAGGAGGAGATCAAGCACTATGGTTTGGTAGGGGTATGACAGGCTATGGAGATTGGCATTTAGGTGTGTATGGATATAACCGTAACTCATTAGAGATGTATAGTGGACTAGAAGTAACACAAGAAGAACAAGTTGAAAAATTAGAACAACTGCGTTGGTTAAAAAACGGTTGGCAAATTGGTTGTTTGAGTGTACAATATAATGGAGTAGAAATAAATTCTCCAGAGGATGTAGAAGAATGGCACAGCAAGCATTTCCAGTAAAAGATGTACTAGCATGTTTAGACAGTAATGCTAAAGGTATTTGGGACGAGCTTACAGACGAACAGAAAAAAGGCGTAAACTTTTGGCTGTTGAATAGATATGCAAGTTCAGTAACAGGCAGTAGAGAGGCACAAGAACTTGCTGTTGTTATGACTAATCAAATCTATAATAAAAACTGGAATGAGTTAGGAGTACGACATCCCAAGCTACAGTGGCAATTATTATGTTCGTTACATAATGCCAACAGTGAAATAAGACGACATGCATGGATTGGCTTTAAGAAAAAACAAGGCAATAATAATGCTATAAAATTATTACAGCAAATACACCCAAATATGAAACAAGATGAGGTAGAATTACTTGCTAGATTATCTACAAAAAAAGAACTTAAACAACTCGCAGAAGATCATGAAATTGCAATCAAACTCTGAAAAACCGTATAAGTGCGAATACTGCGGAAGTTCTTTTGTAAAAGAAAAGACTTTAGCTGCTCACATGTGCGAGAAAAAACGCAGAGCTTTACAAAAAGATGAAAAGCGTGTACGCCATGGCTTTTATGCATTTGGTCGTTTTTACAAGTTAAGTGCAGGAACAAAAAAAGAAAAAACATATGAAGATTTTTGCGCAAGTCCGTACTATAATGCGTTTGTTAAATTTGGCAGTTTTATATCTAATGTCAGACCTCTTTATCCTGACAGGTATATTGACTATGTTGTTACTAGTGGGGTAAAGCTAGACCATTGGTGCAGAGATGAAATGTATGAAAAATATGTACTAGAATTTATACTTAAAGAAGACGTAGCAACAGCACTAGAACGTAGCATAAAAACAATGATGGAATGGGCCGAAGATAAAAGTGCGCCATGGAATCATTATTTTTATCATGTGAGTTTGAATAAGGCAGTTTGGGATATTAAGGATGGTAAGATTAGTCCTTGGTTAATACTAAATTGTCCTACAGGAAAAGAAATGCTAAGTAAGTTTAATGACGAACAACTTGCATTAGTGTACCACGTAATTAATCCAGAACACTGGGCAATACGTTTTAAACGTATGTCTTCAGATGTGCAACTAGTAAAAGATGTTGCAAAGGAGAGTCAACTATGAAACTAATATATTATCCA